AACCTAATATGGAAGGGTTTGGTACTGTTAAAGCAGATACATTTGAAGGTTTCTTTAACGGAAGTGTGTCAGGTACTATTAACGGTACGGCATCGAGTGCGGCAAAACTTAACAATAAAACTGTATTTGAAATGACAGGTGATGTAAGTTCAGATCCAATAACATTTGATGGTGCAGGTGATCTTACAAAAACATTTACAACTACATTAAGTGATAGATTTATATCAGATAAAAGTGTTGTTGTTACTCCTCAAACAGGAGACGAATTATTAATTAACAGAACACAGGGCGAAGGCGGCCTATTTAGAATATCTCAAACAAACCTGTTGAAAGGTGTTCCAAAAAATCCAGTAGCAATGATTGTACCTTTTGCAGGCGAAGTTGCACCTCCGGGTTGGTATTTGTGTGATGGAAAAGAAATTAGACAAACGGAAGCATCAACATTGTACAGCGTAATCGGATTTAAATTTAAACCCCCTGCAGCAATGGTAAATTCGTCAGCATCATTCTTTGCTTTACCAGATTTTAGAGGTAGATTCTTATTAGGTGCTGATAACATGGGCGGCTTACCAGCAAATACTATAACAAATACTAATGCTGATAACATTGGCGGAAGTTCAGGTTCAGAATTTAAAGATATTAAAATAGAAAACCTACCAGAACACGAACATGATATGAAGTCACCTGGCGGTACACAGCACTATGCAATTATTGACGATACTGTACCACCTGGTGAGCAAGGTAGTATTAACCAACCGTTAAATATTGCCCAAGGCACACAAACAACTAGCGGTATTCCATCAAGTGGTGGAATTAAAGAAGGCGGAACAGACGGCCAAGGATCATTTAGAGGTGCAGAAAAGTTAGGTACAGCACTTGATGGGTTACCACCGTTCGTTACAGTAAATTACATAATATTTGCCGATAATGTTTAGGAAACAATATGAGTTATAATTTAAACAAAACAGATGGAACACTACTTACAGAACTTGTAGATGGTATATTAGATAACAACACTACTGACATAAGTCTAGTAGGTAGAAACTATTCTGGATACGGCGAATTTATAAATGAAAACTTTATAAAGATGCTAGAAAACTTTGCTAATCCAAATAGTCCGGTAACTCCACTAAAAGGACAACTGTGGTATGATACAAGCGAAAACAAATTAAAGGTCTTTGACGGCACAAGTTTTCAATCAGCAGCTGGTAGTTTTATTAGCGAAACTTTCCCTTCAGGACCAGTACCGGGCGATACATGGTTTAGCACAGAAGAAAAACAATTTTATTTGTATGATGGCGATACATGGACATTAATTGGCCCAGCATTTAGTAGATTACAAGGCAAAAGTGGTGTTATTACAGATGCAATTTTTGATACAGATCTTAATTCAAAAACAGTACTAAAGGTTTTTGTAAACGAAATATTACAAGCTGTAATAGCAGGTGAAACGTTTACTCCAAACCCAATACCTAACAACTTAGTATCAGGACTAGTTACATCTGATAATGCTACAGGCACTATTTTTAAAGGTGTAAACTTAATAGACAAAACAACCTTCAAATATAGAGGTATTGCTGAATCTGCGGAAAAACTAATTAGTGAAACAGGCGTAGAAGTTAAAGAATCCGAATTAATGAAAAATAATTCTGATCAAATATTAGAAGGAAGATTAGACGTTAGAGTAAGTGCAGGTATATCAATTGGTCAAAACGATGATACTAGATTGTTTATGGATAACGGTTTTACTATTAGGAATACTAGAGCAGGCGATGATTTTAATATTCTTGTACGTGGTGCTAATGATGTACTTGACCAAACAAATGCGTTAGTAATTAAACCTACATCAAAACGTATAGGTTTATTTAATGCAAATCCTGCTTACAATTTAGATGTTACAGGCGATGTACGTATCACTGGTAATTTAACAGTAGAAGGCGACAGTTTTGTAACTGAAGCAGAAACACTACAAATAGCAGATAAAAACATTGAGTTGGCTGTAGTTGATAGTCCAACTAATTTAACATGTGACCAAGGCGGCATTACACTTAAAGGCACTACTGATAAAACATTCCAATGGTTAAATTTATCAAGTGCATGGACAAGTAGTGAACACTTAGATCTAGTATCTAGCAAAACTTATAAGATTAATAATACTGATGTACTAAGTGCTACAACAGTCGGCACTGGCGTAATTAATAGTAACATAAGAAATCTTGGCGTACTTGAAACACTTAACATCGGTACAGGCGGCACAGCAAGTGTAAATATATCTAATGCAGGTGTAATTACAAGACCGGGCGCAGGCTCAGGCTTGTCAATTAACGTTGGCGGTGACGTTGATTTAAACAGTAACAAAATTACAAACTTATTAACTCCAACAGCAGCCGGAGATGGAGTTAATAAAGCATATACTGATCAAACTATACAAACAGAACCATTAGTAACGTCACTAGATATTACAGGCATGGTTAGTATTAACGATGAAATTATTACAATATTACAAAGTCTGTACCCTGCAACAACGTTTGCAAATGGCAAAGAAGCAAGAATTGCTACAACGTCTTATGCAGGACAAGCAACAGACCCAATTGATATTGCAACACCTACTACAACAACTGAAGTTGATGTTAATGCAGCCGCAGGCGGCGTAGTAAGTGTAATACAGGGCATAAGTTTACCTAACTCTTTAACTCCTACATTTACGTTAAGCGTTACAAGAGGGCAAAGAAACTTTATAATTACTAATGGGGCATGGACTGCAAATTAGTATAAATACAACGTGTAAACACAGGATTATATAGGACAAAAAAAATGGCGTATCAAATAGATAGATTTAATAAGAGCCCTTTAACAACAGTAGAGGATGGTACTCTTGACGAAACTACAGATATTAAATTTGTAGGTAAAAATTATGCAGGATATGGAGAAATACATAACGAAAACTTCTTATTCTTGCTAGAAAACTTTGCAGGTGCTAATCAGCCACCTAAACCACTAAGCGGTCAACTTTGGTTTGACAGTGGCTCAGACAGAATGAAGTTTAGAGACGGTAACCAAAACTGGCGAACAGTAGGCGGTGCAGAAGTTTCCGGTGCTCAACCAGCAGGATTAGCAGAAGGTGATTTTTGGTGGGATAGTGCTAACGAACAACTTTATGTTTACAATGGTTCAAATTTTATCCTAATTGGACCACAAGACGCAGGCGAAGGCCAAACAGCAATGGTTAGTCGTACTGTACTTGATAATACAAGTCCAACAGGTGTTTCAAGAAGTATTATTACAGCAACAGTAAATGATTCTGTACAGTTTGTTATATCACCAGTAGCATTTACGCTAGGCTCAGGTGCAGACAACGAAATAAGCGGATTTAGTGATATACAACAAGGTGTTACATTAAAAGACACGCCAGCTTCGGGTGTAACAAGTACAGCAGTTAGATTCCATGGTACAGCAACAAACGCTGAAAAATTAGGAGGCCTAAGTGCAGGTGATTTTGTACAAGGCGGAACACCTACTTTTTCATCACAGTTAGACCTTAGTTCAGGATTAGTTACTCATAGTAACTTTTACTTTACAATGCGTCCGGACAACCAAACTGGATTAATTAAAAATACAAGTGCAAATGCAAATCAAATTGACTTTGAATTAAAAGCACCTTCCACAGGTACACTTACACACTCTGTTGCAATTACAGCAGGCGGCATAATGCCAGGTGTTGCATCAACTGATTTAAAATTAGGTGAAAGTGGAAATGCTTGGGACGAAGTACATGCAACAGCATTTAAAGGTATTGCAGATAGTGCAAACCAATTAAGAATTGGTAATTCAGGTACTTCTTACACGTATGCTACAGCATCAAATGTAGGCGGAACTATTGCAATAAGAGAACAAGACGGCCCTAATACAAAATTAGTTGCAGACATATTCCAAGGTACAGCAACACAAGCACAATTTGCTGACTTGGCAGAAAAATACACAGTAGAAAAAGATCATCCTGTAGGAACAGTTATGTATGTAAGCACAGCAGGTGAATATGAAATTGCACCGTGTTTGCTAGATAGTTATCCAGTAGGTGTTATATCTGAAAAACCAGCATACTTAATGAATGCAGAAGCAGACGGACAAGCAATAGCACTTGAAGGTCGTGTTCCTGTAAGATGTATAGGCGAAATACGTAAAGGCAATAAAGTTTATGTAGACGCTGAAGGTTGTGCAAGTACAAAATTCACAGGTAATCCTTTAGTTGGCATAGCACTTGAAAGCAACTTAAACGAAGAAGAAAAATTAGTAGAGTGCATATTAAAACTTTAGGAGAAAACACATGCCGGCTGTAACAGACTTAGTTAACTCGTCCGTATACAATGCAATTAGAAGTTCTATAAACAATGTATTAGGAGTTGGCGACGGCGCCCAAAACGGATACGGTAGAACACTTGAGAGTGTTTCCAAAGCTGATAATGATGTAATATTTGCTGCTGATATGCAAAAATTGTTTAACGATTTAGTTAAAACAAGAACACATCAAACAGGCAATCCCCCAACATGGTCAAATGCAGATGGACTTGCAGTTCCGTCAATAGGCGAACTAGTTGGTGTGTATGCGGCAGATGTTGGCCCAGGTGGTACAAGTGCAGATGCAACAGCAGACCAAGCAGAAGGGTTTGCAGACTTTGAAGCTGCGGCACAAGATATTTTAACTGATAAAGATGTATTTGATGCATCACAGTTTAGTACAACTATAGAAGATACAAACACAAGACAGTCAAGTTGGAACGGCAGTATTAATCATACTGTAACAGTTACTTGGCTAAATGCTGATGAAAGACGATACTTTTTTAATACTGGCGGAACAATTAAATTTGATGCTAACCTAACAGGCGGAACAAGTGTACCTGGAGATGTTACAACAACACCTCCTGCTACTAAAGACGAAATATGGCAAACAATGTTAGGTACAATGGGTACTGTAAGATTTAGCAAAGGCATAACAGCATCAGATGGTACTAATCCGGGTACAGGTACAGCAATTGGCAACTATTATGATTGGTCAAGTTCAAGTTCTGCAAATCCAGTAAGAATTTTTACAAAAGGCGGTGCTGGGCTGTATGCTGAAAATGAATATTATATTGATGCTTGGGAAACAGCATCTAATAGTTTAAGATTTAATATTGTACTCATAGATAATGATATAGGCGACGATGCAGGCGGAGCCAGTTCGTCAGGTCCAGAAGATGAAGACGTTACTGGTGTAACTGAAAGCACAGTTTCATTTGTTTATGCTAGTGGAGCGTTAGCAATACCTAAACCGGCGTCAACAGTTAATTCAAATCTATAAGTACAGTACATTAAGAGGAAACACGAATGGCTGTAATTGGAACAAATGTTACCGCGGCAAATTATAATACAATCCAAGGTAAAATACAAGATGTTTTAGGTGTCGGAGATGGCGCTCAAAACGGTTACGGTCGTGCATTAGTAAGTTCTACAAAATCATCAGGTGATATTATTGCTGCACAAGACATGGCAGACTTATACACTGACTTATTCAAAGCAAGAAAACACCAAGCAAACCCAGTAACATGGACCAACGCAGATGGTCTTGAATCAATTATTGAAGGTGACGATGTTGGTGCGGCTGCCGCTGATATAGGTAACGAAACTCCAATCGCTATTTTTGCACTCACTGCATCAAGAGAGTATGTGATTATTGACACTGGCGATAGTAATTTTACATCAATAGGTGCTTCTGCTAACGAAACAGGCATAAAATTTACAGCATCAGGACCAGGCACCGGAACAGGTACAGCTAGAGTTTCACCTACTAGTGTAAACGCAGAAGAAGACCTCGGCGGAGGTTATTTAGATTTTGAATCAGCAGCTGATGAAATAGTTGCAAATATAAATGTACACGATCCTGATAACTTTTCAACTACAGCAAAATCTACTAGCACAAGAACTACTCAATGGGGTGGCCAAGACCCTTCTGCACCTGGAGCTAAAATTACTCATGAAGTTGAAATTACTTGGCTAAACGCTAACGAAAGAAGATACTTTTTTAATGCAGGCGGCGAAATTAAATTTGATGCTAGTTTAGCAGGAGCAGTTACAGCTAATTCTAAAAACGATTTTTGGCGTTCTATATTAGACACTATGGGAACAATTACATTTGGTAAAAGTTCTACAGTAGCAAATGGATCATCTCCAGGCACTGGCAGTCCTACAATAGGAAACTATTATGCAGATTGGAATTTAACTAGTTCTACTAATCGTGTTACACTTTTTACTAAAAATGGATCTGGAATATACGCTGATATTAAATATCAAATCGAGGCTTGGGAATCTGCCGCTGGCAATGCATCAACGGCTAGTGCGTTAAGATTTAGAATTGAATTACAAGATAACGACTTTGAATCAGGCGGACAGTTCAGTAGTGTAGACGAATATGTTACTAATGACATTACAAGTACAGTTAGTGAACGTGTTGATTCAGTTCTAGGAATACCGTCTCCGTCAGCTACTACAATTACAACATTAGAATAACTTATCTTTTTCTTGACATTTGACCTATACGAGTGTATAATTACTATTATACCTTTGGAGATGTTGTATGGACGAAAAACTAGCAAAAGCACTTGAAGCAAGTAACTTGCTTGACACAATTAATCAGCAAAAAAAGATACTACAACAGCAATATGATGCTGGACTAATTCATTACGAAAATGGGTGCCAATTTACATCCAGTAAAGAACTAATTAGTTTTTGTCAAAGTTTAATATCATTAGAGCAAGATCAAATTGTTCTAATAGACGATAATGGACTTCCTTCTTTAATAGAAGATTTACCTGTGTTTACAAAAAATCTAGTAAACACATATGCAACAGCATCTAACAAATACTTCAATGAATATAACAAATTAAAAAAACAACGTTCAGTTGCAGGCATATTTAATGACTAAAGGTATTCTTGTTTTTGCACACAATAATGCTGAAATAGATTACGTAAAACAAGCGGCATTTCTTGCTGGTAGAGCAAAAGAATATCTTAACTTGCCAGTTAGTATTGTAACTGATAAAGAAAGTATTGGTGACAGATATAAAGATTGGTTTGATAAAATTATCATTAATGAAATACCAACAGCGTCAACTAAAAAGCAATATTACAATGGAGCAAAAACTCACAGTGTTTTAGAATTTAAAAATGACAATCGTTGCCTAGCATACGAGCTTAGTCCGTATGATGAAACACTAATGTTAGACAGTGATTATGTTATAGCAGATGATGTATTCAAAAATTGTTTTACTAGTACATACGATTTTTTATTATACAAAGACGCTATAGATATCGCCGGCAATAGAGATACTGGTGAATTTAGTACCATAAGCGAAACAAGTGTAGATTTTTATTGGGCAACTTGCGTGTTCTTTAGAAAGACAGAATTAAACAAACGCTTTTTTGATTTAATAAAACATATACAAGAATACTATACACACTACAGGAAAGTATATAATATTCAATCAACAACATATCGCAACGACTTTGCATTTAGTATTGCAATTCATATAATGAACGGATTTAAACAAGGCAACTTTGCAAAAAAAATGCCCGGTAGATTATTCTTTACAGCAGACAGAGATATATTACATTCTATAGACGGAGATAAGTTTATCTTTCTGCTACAATGTAAAGACTCGCTAGACAATTTTAGCCCTTGTCAAATTCAAGGCAACAGTGTGCATGTAATGAACAAGTATACTTTGGAGGATAATTTAAGTGCCTAATTTTATTCTTGTTGCCCAAAATACATTAGAAGTAGATTATGTAAAACAGGCGTGTGCTCTTGCTATGAGTATACATGCAACTACTCCAAACAGCAAAATTAGTATACTCACTGATGACAAAGTACCTGCAAAGTATAAAGGCTTGTTTGATCTCATAATCAAAATACCTTGGGGAGACTTAGCAAACAAGTATGATTGGAAAATACACAATAGATGGAAAACGTATTTTATTTCACCCTATGAAGATGCAATAGTGTTAGATACAGATATGCTTGTACTTGAAGATATTACATCTTGGTATGATTATTTACAACAGTATGACATGTTTCTAACATCAACAGTATTTGATTACAGAGGAAACAAAATTACAGATACGTTCTATAGAAAGAATTTTGCCAAGCACAACTTGCCCAACACTTATATGGGGTTACATTATTTTAAGCAAAGCGACTTTGCACTAGAGTTTTACACCTGGTTAGATACTATTACAAA